TGGCGGAGAGCGAGGGATTCGAACCCTCGATACAGGTTTAAGCCCGTATGCTTCCTTAGCAGGGAAGTGCCTTCGACCACTCGGCCAGCTCTCCAGTATACCATATTATAGTATAAATCTGACTTGTTGTCAAGTCTAGTTGGCTACCTGAATGCTGGTTGGTGGTACTACAATTCCTGAACCGAATACTTTGTTGTATTCGTTTTTAAGATCGGTTGCTGGATCAGTCATAATGACTACCCATTTGGTATCAATGGTAAAGGTCTTGGCTTCAGCATAGGGCATCCAGCGTGTTAGGCCAACACTGGCACCGGTATTGGTTGAATTTGGTCTAACATAGACCATGCAGGGATTTTCTATGACCAGTTGATTGTTTTCATTGGTTAGTACATCACCCATGAGATCTTCACCAGTCTGTAATCGAATCAATTTAATGTTCATGATAACTCCAAAAATGGCCGGCGTTTCCGCCGGCCTTATTATAATTTATGCTGCTTCTTTTTCTGTTAAAAGCTCTTTTTTCTGAGCTCGGATGGTTGGAATTGATCCAATAGCAATTTTTTTAGGCTTCTTATGCTCTGGTACAATTCTTTCCAATTCAATTGTTAACAATCCATTACGTAGGTTTGCATTCTTTACTTCTACTTCGTCATTGAGAGCAAAAGTACGAGTAAAGTCTCGGTTAGCTATGCCACGATGTACAAATTCGACTGTATCATCAGTAGCAATGCTGCCTTTTACGGTTAATTTGTTTTCGGCATATTCAATTTCAATATCTTTTTCATCAAAACCTGCAACAGCCAGTTCTATGGCATAGGTTAGATCGCCGGTTTTTGTGATGTTGTATGGAGGATATCCAGTTGAATTGCGTGTTACTGCATTGGCTAATTCGTTTAGATGATTGATGTGGTCATCAAATCCAACGAAAAATTTTTCAAAGTCCTTGAAGCCAGGACCAAAGGCTAATTGTGACAAAGCTGTCATGGTGTTTCTCCTTGTTAAGCGAGTTTATGTAAAGGCTACCCCAGAGGGCGTAACCAGGCAGTTTTAGACTTGCCCAGGTCTTAGTATATATCTATTCGGGTGTTACTGTTTCAGCGTCACTGACCGCTTTTAGTAAATCTTCCTGCAATTTATCACGCTTTGCGTCTGCACGTTGATCTTCTGGTACTTGTGGGAGGCTTTGATCTCGTACCTTTTCAATCAGTGGTGCAACTGATTCATAGGGTAATTTTGCCAGTGCCAATAGAATGGCATTTACTTCGTTGATGCTTAGGTCTAATTTAATCATTATAAGTCTCCTTGACGTTGCGTTTTTTACCAATGTTGTATTTGGTCTGTAGGTTCCATTGATTTTTCTCATCAAAGTTTAGTATCTTGATCTGGCTCAATGGTGCCTGATCAGTATGTGTCTCGGCCTGTAATATAACCAACAGACCCCAATCAGCCAGCAATTTTGCTATGCTGTTGCGTCTCTGTATGTCATTACGACTCAAATCTGTAGTTTTACCATCTAGAGCAAAGAGCTCTTTGAAATGTACTATGAAGTAATGTCCTTGTTTGTGAAGAATATGACAACTCTGATATAAAGTATTGTCTCGGCGACTGGCCACACCAATGCGTGTAAGCGTTTCGCGAATCTTCAGAAAGTCATCGGGCTGAGCCAGTTTGACTTCCAAGGGACTATATTCAAATGGTAGGTCCAGATTAAAAAAATCTTGGATCATCATGTTCCACCTTTATTCAATCGTTCTTTAATGTACCTGAGCTGGTCTGGGTTTAATAGAGGTAATACCTGGCGGGCTTTGGTTATGCTATATCCATAGTATTCTTGTATTAAATCCAACACTTCAACCGGTTCGGCTTTTAACCACTTGTTGTATCTTTTGCGTGGTCTTATAGTATTTATAAGAAAATCGAATTGTAGCTGGAAGTCCAGATGTGATCTGGCATTCATTTCATTAGCATAGATTACTGTATCCGCTCCCATGCTCAGAGCTCTAAACACATAATAGGCTTCTTTCTTACACTGAGCCTCGTTGTCTTCGTTGACTAAATCAGTCTGATGTGCATTGATGGCATTGATTATGTCCCAGGGGCTGACTCTGGGCTTTTTGGTATCAATGACTTCAGCGACCTTGGGAGCTTCTAGCCCTAGGAGATCGCCCAGCATTATTTAAACTTCACAGCTGCCATGATTTCAGTCAGGCAAGCTACAAGATTTACTTCGGCATCAGCCACGAATGCTGCCTTGTATTGATAATCTGCCAGTAATAAAATCAATTGCGGAATGGTTTCAACCTGATCGGTTAAACTGTCATAGAGCTTTCTATAAATGGTAGCTGGATCATTGTCAATGTTATTTACCACCCATTGACGCATTTTCTTCCAGTCCTTGTCTCGAAGAGCATCGGTCAATTCTTTGGTATTGACATCAGCCAAGTTAACCAGAATACCTTCGTCAATGATGCCACTTACACTGTAGCGTTGTAGCTCATTTAGGATTCTGCGATAATCAGGAAAGTGCTTTTCAATAAGCTTGGCCAGGATCTTGGGATCAGTGCAACTGACTGATTCTTGATTTAGTATATCCTGAACTCGTTTAAAGAATTGGCCAGCCAGAGCAGGACGATCAGCCTTGGCTAATTTAAATTCAATTACCGTGGTTCTGCTATGCAGGGCTGGGATGATTTTATTCTTGTAGTTACAGGTAAAAATAAATCGACAATTTTTACTAAACTCTTCGATAAAACCACGCAGTGCGGGCTGAGTACTTTGAGGATTTAAATAATCGGCTTCGTCTAGAATGACTACCTTGGTCTTGCCGGCAAAACTAACCGTGCTGGCGAATCCCTTGATTTCATTCCTCAGAGTGTCAATATTACGTTCCATGGACGCGTTAATGACTATGTAATCACAATTTAATTCTTCACACAGAGCCTTGGCAATGGTTGTCTTGCCCATGCCAGCTCCACCACACAATAACATGTTGGCAATTTCGCCCTTGGCGACAAATTGCTTAAAGGTTGTCTTCATGCTCTCTGGAAGAATACAATCGTCAATGCGATGCGGACGATACTTTTCTACCCAGAGAAACTGTTCGTTATTTGCTTCCATAATATATGCTCCAGATTAAACTGCTGAGGTTGGATCAAGTGCTAACCAATATTGTGGCACCTGAGCATTTTCAGATTTAAAGTGAAGGAATTTTTTCTTACTCAAAGTAACTGTATATGATTCTGGTAATACACGTAAATTTTCTGTGGCTAATATTGCATTGAATTCTAGATCAGTTGCACCAAGAACTTTGCTTTGCTTCATGCTATTAGCTTTATCACCAACATGCATAGCAAATACACCATTTTTAGCTTCAAAGACAATGGCTTCTGCTGCAGTAATAGCTGCTGCCTTGGTAATCATGTTAACATCATCAGCAGTTAATTTAAATTCAAAGTGATTGTCTAGTTCAATATTTTTGCCAGCTGGTGGAGCAATAATAACACTAGGATCAGCATAGCGATATTCAAAAGTACTGCCATTATTTTTAATGGTTAAACTCTTTTCGCCAAACTCAACTTCCTGGTCGCCCATGTAGCTTAACAAATCCAAAAGACTATTTAAATTGTACACACACACTTCAACCGGAAATGTATCTGGCACTGTTGCTCGAGCAAAAATGCTTTGCTGCGGACTAAGTGTGGCTAATTCATTGCCTGGATAGATGCGAAGATTATTGCTAATGGTAGCAAAATTCTTTAAAATATTAATACTTTCTTTACTAATTTTCATTACAAAACTCCTTCTTGTTTATCAATACTACTATTATAACCTGACTCAGTCATAGAGTCAATAACTTTACGAATACTTCCAGCCAATTCATCCAGTGTTCCATCATTGTAAATAACATAGTCTTCACCACTGCTAATCCAGGCCCATTCGCTTGGATGCACATCTGGAAATAGTTCGGGCATAGCCATGGGTTCATTACGAGCCGTACTCCACCAGCTGGGTCTTTCACCTCGTTGAACTCTGATGATAACTCCACCAGAATCTTTAATGGCATGTATTTCGTTGGGAAAACGTACATCTGAAATCACCACGTGCTCATCTTTATAATATAACAATTTCTTTTCTAAACTGGCCACCCAGATGTCGTTGCTAAAGTTATCACGACATACATCGGTGCCAAAGAACTGGAGGACCCAACGCGGGGTAAGGTGAGGGATACCCAAGCGTTCGGCCCACCAGTCATCGACCTCTTCTCTCCAGGCTCTGTCTTGGGCAGTCAGTCCCTGAAGTCTATCTCTATCCCAATGAAATATATTACTAACTGCGTCTTTTAGACTGTTAGCAAAACTCTCACGGGTAAAATTATGCTGCTGTATTAAAAAATCTGCAACTGTATCTTTACCTGAACCAATCAATCCTACCAATCCTATAATCATCTACATATATCCTTCTTGTATTTGGTTATCCAGTCCTTGTCCCACATGCACGCATATGGATCATCTTTGATCCAATCTTCCTTGGACCAGCGATCAAATTTAGCCTGACGCTCTGGTGTTAACAAGCTGGGCTTAGGTTTATCTGTAAGCTTATCTACAATCCATTCGCCTGCACTATACACCGCAGTAATCGGCATAGGGTTTATGGTGTCTGCCACTACAAGGGCTGGATAAACCATGAGCAGCACTACCAGGGTTGCTGGCAGAGCTAACTCTTTGATTTGATTAGACATTTGGACTCATGCCCGCTGCCGAGAACTGGCGCGTTGGGCTCTGGGTTATATCCATATTAACCTGACCAAGATCGCCTGTGCTAGGCTGTTTCTGAGTGTCCTGTTCATATTCTGGCATGCTAACCTCTTGATTATCTTCGGGTTTTCCTACCTTGTTATAAAGGTCCATGAACGCCGATTTTGTCTCTTCGTCAAAGCGATTAATACATAATTCTATGGCCTTGGTTCGGTTCTTACGGAACATGCTAAAGGCCTTGACGATATGAATCAACCTACGCGTAGACACAATCTCATCTACACCACCTTCGGTAAAGGTTTTACGAATAATATCAGCCCAGGTAACCAGTGTGTCGGCAAATTCATTATCTACTGCATTGAGCTCAGTCATTTTATTCATGATGATCTCTTTTTCAATTTTAACACCTGGGAATTCCTGCTCTACGGTAATGGCAAATCGTTCTAGGAATGCTTCGTCTAGAATCTGAGCAGCAATAAAACGACCATCATCCGTTCCACGGCCTTTGGTATTAGCAGTAGCAATGATGTTGAAGCCCGGTGCTGGATGCACTACTTCGCCAGTCTTTTTATTAAAGTATGGCTTGCCTTCTAGGATGGCCTGTAAACACATGAGCTTGTTTGAACCACGATCACATTCGTCAATGAGCAATACAGCGCATCGTTTCATGGCCAGCAATACTGGACCTTCACGATATACAATATTACCATCAACAAGAGTATTACCACCACTGAGATCGTCTTCGTCAGTTTCTACAGACACGTTTACACGCACACATTCGCGTTTTAGATCAGCGCAGACCTGTTCCACCATGGTAGTCTTACCATTGCCACTGAGTCCAGTAACAAACACCGGATAGAAAATACGACTCTGGATGATTTGCTTCATGTCTCGGAAGAAACCAAACGGAACATAGTTACTATCTCTAAGGGGGATCATGTCATCCACAACTGTCTCCAATTTTTTCTGTCTAACCAGAGGCACTACGGCCATGGCTGGTTGGGGTACTTCTATTTGCTGTTTAGGTTTAAGATCATAAGTGCCTCGGCTGACCTTAAATTCAGCTGAGTCAATAATAAATCTCGGATACGGTAAATTTTTGCTGACTGCAAATTCTTCTACCTGACGGCGAGTAACTATCTCACCATGTTTGCTACTCAATTCAGTTAAGAATTGATCTTGTTCTAATCTACTCCACTTACTCATAATATAACTCCTCACCAGTTAATTAATTATACTTGTATTATATAGGAACGATGCTTGTTGTCAAGCATTTTAGGCAATCATTTTAATGAACCGGTTCAATAATACCCTATTCAAAACCTTGCCCTTTTGCATTTTTCTAAATGCTCGGCCTATGTCTTTAACATCTGCATCATCGGCTACTTCAAATTCATCATAGATGGCCAGATCATTTTTAACTATGTAGTATTCGTTATAGCCGGCCTGAGTCAGTATGGCTACACGATCACGTTTAAATTGTTCCATGATGCGTTCTTCATGCAAGGGTTGAAAATCTTTGCCCTGCAATTTTAATTCCGATATAACCGTTCCTCTAACATTATTGGTTAGATAAAAGCCAACTATGTTACAACCAGTAACGGTTCTCATCATTTCCAACAGAGCCACGTTTAGAGACTTGGCAGCTTGACGGCCCTTGACCTGCACCTGATTCTTGGTGCGACTATCAGTAATAAATGTATTACTATGCCAGCCTGATTCTACATAGCCATAGCGTTTTTCACTAATGCCGTC